AGATTGGGCCTACAGAAAATTTATACAGGAAGGCATGATTGATCCAGGCGCTGCGCGCCGGCTGCCGGCGGGGGGGGGGGTCGGGCCTTCGGCCTCGGCGTCCTTCATCTATACGCGACGCGATCCCGCGAAGCCGTCGTGATCGCTGTCTACTCAAGACACTGCATTCCAGCCCGATCCCAGCCAGAAGGATGGTTGTCAGGTTCTGAGCTTGTCGGCTACTGGTCGGTGACCAGCTCGCCCTGGGCGTCGATGGCCTCTCGATCCCGAGCAACCGCCTGGGCGATCCGATCCCGCTCGGCTTTCATTGTGTCCAGCATTGAAGCCAGTTGGTCGGCGCTGAGTTCGCTGAGTCGCTTGCTCGAGGCGGGATCGTCGGCTGCGCGTCGAAGATCGCCAGCAACCTCGAGCGCCGTTCGTGCAGCGGTAACGCGGGCTGCTGCGGGCGCAGCGGGATCGGCCATAACTTCGCGCAGCGTCTGGATAGCGCGGGGCGCGAGATCGGCGCCGAACGCTCTTTCCCGTTCCTGCCGGAGATAGGCTGTAAAGCCAGCACTCCGAAGCGCGGTACTCCAAGATCGGTCAGCATAGCCCGCAGCCTTGCCGGCTGCTGCTGGACTCAGGCCGTGGAAGACCAGCCCCTGCGCCAGTGCCTGCATTTTGTCCGTGGCTTCTCTGATCTGCCCTCGGTCGTCCTTATAGGTCGATGAGACTGATAGCGATTGTCCCGTTTTATTTTGGCTGGCCATTGAGCTGGATTTTAATGTCGGTAGTAGGGTTGGACAATACCGACAACTTGGGGGTAATATCGGAGGTTGTCGGGCGATTCCGACTTAATTCAGACAATAGGAGACAGCAAATGAGAAGCCTAATTTTTTTCGGGATGATTTTTATTCCCCTAGCTTTATTCATCGTCGCAATCGAATTGACCGAGTGGCGCGAGCGTCGGCTCGAGCTCGAGCTGCAAGCTCGACTCAATCGGAGGGCTGCGCGATGAACACTGAGCAAACCCGAGGCGAAGAGCTGGCAGGCCAGACCTATAACCGAGCGATCAACGGGAGCAGCATAGGCAATGAGCTGACCATCGTTCGCGAATTTGCGGATCGCGGGATCGAGGCGCACCCCCGCGAAGATACGTTCACTTATAACGTCTGGCGCAACAAGTTTGCGCGTCAGGTTCGCAAGGGTGAGAAAGGCGTTCAGATCACGACCTACCGCAAAAACAAAGACGGCAAGACGGTGCCGATCCCCGCATACGTTTTTCACATTAGCCAAACCGACGCCAGAACCTACCGCACTCGGTAGGGGATCGGGTAATGCGTTCGCGCTGCGGACGCATTGCCCGGGCTACGTCGCTCGGCAACTTCAAAAACAGGAGGTCACTTATGACTAAAGCATGGTGCTACACCATTCCAGAAACCCAAGACCCCAGTAAGCATGGCGGGTTTGTGCCAAGCGTGGTGTTTCGAGATAAGGCCGGACACGCCCCGCTAACGGGCCGTGGCGAGGGATCGCTGCCGTGGGTCTGGGGCTCGACCATCGAGCAAGCGCGGTCGATCTGCGTTGAGCAGAACGAGCGGATCGGAGTCACTGAGGACGAGGAGTTTGAAATTGTCCTGAGTTCGTTTCGTTTCAATGGCGAGGAGGCCGGTAATCCGGCGTTCCGGAGCTGGGAAAGCACGGACGAGGAGGCCAGCAATGCAAATTCCGAATAACACTTTAATCAAGGCTGACGGAACCATCACGGCATTCGATCCGCATGAGCATGGGACTCGACTCAAAACATGGCAGACCTTGATCGGCGGTTACATCGAGCCGGTTGCGATTCCGAACAGCAGCAGCCAAACGGCGCTGGTCGATGAGGAGGGTTTGATTCGTCGGGGCCACGTCGAACTGAACCTGACGGCAAGCGCCCTGCTCGGGACGCCGATCCTCGGCCCCGCGTTGATTGTCGAGACGGCAGAACTCGACCGGAGCTAGGACTTCCGGTAATGCGCCCTGCTGGTCGAGGACGCATTGCCGGAGGTCTTACCTTCGGAAACCATTTAAACAAAATAGGAGAAGATTTATGAGTGCATTTTTGCCACACACAGAGCATATCGTATTAATCGCGAATTACGTTGTCGGCAGCGTCAAGGGATTCAACAATCCGAAGCTGAACGGCACCGTTTTAGCGCGTGAGGTCATCAGATCAGTGACACACCGCGACCCGAGTTTCGCTGAGGGGAAATTCAAGGATTTACCACGCTGCAATTTTTTGACAACCCCACAGCAATACATAACTGACTGCAGCAAGTACATCGACCTCGAGGCTCTGGGTCTTTCAATAGCCGACATGGCTGCGCTAGTGGCCTGTTACGAATATCAAGCCTGTGACAGCCAAGACTGGGAGCAATCTCCAGCGTGGGCGATCTGTCAAGACGCCCGCCGGATGATTTTGTTTGAGCTGCAAGATCAAGCCAGTGAGCAGTTCCGTTGGGGGCTGCTGGATACTGACGGCCTAGAGCTTCGCGAGGTCACGTGCTTCGACACTCCCCAAGAAAAGCGTTTTGACTACAAGCGCGATCTGAGAGAACTCGCGCAGCTTAATCCCTCTCATCCTGAGTCTCTATATCTTTACAGCTTAATCGAGGATATCAGTAGGGCAGAGCGCGCAGCTTAATCGAACCATAGCGGGGTCGGCGCGAGTCGGCCCCAAGGAGTTAAAAAAATGAACGACCCAGACATCATGAGATTACTGAATCAAGTTGATCAAAAAATTCGACACATCATTATTAACCTTGATCGGGAACACAACGACGAACCGCCCCCATATATCCAGAGCATTATCGACGAGTTGAATGCGGTTCGCGATCACATCACGCCGGGATTTGAAAAATGACAGACCAAAACATAATCAGAAAGATCAGCGCATTGCTGGCAAGGGCCGACGCTGCGCGAAACGACAACGAGCATGAGCGCGAGATCGCAATGCGTCAGGCAAACGCCATGATGGCAAAGCACGACCTATCCGTCGCATCACTAACCAAGGAGCAGCAAGAAGAAAAGCAAGGCCCACTGTACGAGTCGAGTGACGAGATCGGGCGCGGGATATGGAAGGCTGGCGTCTATAACGAGATTGCGAAACTGCACCAGTGCCAAGCGATCAAAGGGCAGCAGGGGGCGGTGCATATCCTTGGGCGCAAGACTCGGGTCGAGGTCGCCAGATCAATCGCGGACTGGTGCATCCAGAGCATCGAGCGCGAACGCCCGAAGGCGTGGGATGCGGTTGAAGGTAAGGCCGGCATTAATCGCCGGTCGTTCAATACATCATTCGGTAACGGTGCATGGCAAGGGATTCGGGACAGTGTGCAGCGGATTCTTGCGGAACGTCGCAAGGGGAAGCTCGATGGCGAAACCCTCTCCCAGACAAACGCAATGGTGCTGGTCGATCAGGATAAGAAAGCACTGGCCGAAACTGGCGACTATGTGCGTCGGGTTTATCCACGATTAAGGAAATCTGGAGGTTCGTCTTCGAGGTCGAGCCAAGGCCATGCAGCGGGCCGAGCGTATGGTTCGGGCCTGTCCCTTAATGGTCAGATCGGCAGACGTTCAGCGGGGCTGCTGAACTGATGCCTGTGTCACTAATCTTTGCAATTGTGGTGATCGCCGTCATGGCGGTCGCCTATTTTTTTGGAGGCTAATAATGACTTGGAAATTAACAAGAAACGATCAAGAGTCGCATCTCGCCGTGATCTGGGAAGGGATCAATTACGAAGGGGAACACGACGAGAAAATGTGGAATGAAATCTGCACCGCTATGGCATGGGTCAGGGAAGACCTCGGGCTATGCAGCGAACTGGAATGGGAACTGGCACAGGAGGCTAACAATGAATGAAAAACGATTACATCAAAGCATCGAACCCAAAAATGGTGAGTGGTGGGTTTATCAGTGGTTTGTCCCAGCGTCAGGGGTCAATGAGGGGCTCGAAATGAAACGCTTTCTGGACGATTACGAAACGAAAGGCGAGGCCGAGAAGGCATATCCCAAGGCCGAGGTTTATGCCTCATGGTGCCCACCTCAAGAACTCTCACCACACGCGCCAGCGGGGTACTACGGCAGCGAGGGTGGGTTTTACGACGCGGGCGAGTATTGGTCAGAGGAGGATTACTAATGCGTAAAAAATATCGAGTTGTTGCCACGAGTTTCACCCATCTTGAGTCCGAGATAGAGGCCGAAAATGAAGACGATGCTTGGGAGATCGCAAAAGAAACGGACGGCTCAGAGTTTTCCGAAATTAAAGATGATCGTGGGGACTGGCTTATCTACGACGTTTATGAGTTAGAGGAGGAGGATCGGAAATGATTAAAGACCTTTACAAAAAGCCTTACTGCGTTTGCGACGTTAATGTTTTGGAAAACTACCACCGAGTTTATAAAACCTTATACGATTTCATGCAGCGAGGGAAAATGAATGCTGATGTCAAACTTTTGGAAACCAAAACGACCTCGGCTCTCCATTGTGAAAAAGCCTTAAATGAACTAGAGCATGACGCGCTCGATCATATGTTAGAGAAACTAGACGAATACTTTCTTGAACAGATGATCGTTAAAGCCAACGGTTGGAAACAGGATTTGAATTATGACGAATAAAGGTTCGAGATGAATCATGCCCCGCTTCGGCGGGGCTTTTTTTTGTTTTTTCAAAAATCCTAAAACCCCGTGTCAAGCATTTTTTTCGGTATTGATTTCAAAAGACTTTTTCTCGCGAAACCCTTTAAAACAGGGCGTTTTCGCGATTTTCAAAAAGTGCGTTTGATAAAATAGGGGTGTCGTTGGAAAACCCAGCGACCGTTCTTTAACAATTCAACCGTTGTACCAACCGCCGTCATTGGACGGCAAGGAGTAGTCATGGCTGAACTACGTTGGATAGAACCCGGCGAGTGGCGATACTTGATTGATATTTTTATGGATCGCAAGTATATGCGCGAACTCAAGTCCGAGATGGTTCGAGACATCTGCATGAGATGTTCATCCGAAAAGGAAAAGGCTAAACGCAAAAAGGAAGTCATAGCGTTTAACCAGTTTCAAAAAGATGAGGTCGATAGATTGACCCGAGAAATCATGGGTGATCTAAAAGACGAGCAGGTGAGGCTCAGAAGTCGAGGCGAGTTAGCCTTCAAGGATGAGTCGCTCCGCGACGCGGTAGTCAGCGACCTATCCCTACCGAAAGGGTGGAAGTCTCGCAAAAGCGAAAGCGGAGGCGCACTGACGTTCTAAAAAAGGGGCAGAGGGAAACCCCCTACCCCACCATCTAAAAAGATGGGCAACCGCTAGATTGCGCTGCAATTATACCCCGCTCCGGCGGGGCTTTTTTTTGACCTCACAAACCGGCTTTCTTTGGATCGTCTGGATGCGCCTCACCATGCCCGCCGGAATGTGCCACATACCACCCCAGTAGCCCCTGCCCGTGCCTGGAACATGGGAGGCAGCCAACTGCACCCAAGAGTCGGAACGACTGACCAGAAGGCCGAAGGTAACGGTCAGATCTTCGGACGGGTTGCCGTCTTCGACCCAACTCGCTTGGTTGTAGGCGTCGAGCCATTCGACTCGAACTAGCGGATGTTTAACCTTGCAGACCATCGTCCAAGAGTACCCCTACCCTACCCCTTAACCAAGAGGAGATCGTTCGTTACAGGCCATTACAGGAGGCCGTTTTTTCTCAGAATGGCACATCATCGTTATATTCCGGCTTATCGCTCTTGAAAGTTTCTTTTTTCGGCGCCCGCTGCTTTTTCATGCCTTTCGTGATCTGGATCACTTCAGCGCCAAACATCTCTTTGATCTGACCGAGCAGCGGATCGGCAGTGGTCAGGTAGTGGAGGATTCTCCCAACCTCATCAAGTGTCCAAACCGTGCCATCTTCCAAGTCCGCGAGAGCGTCTATCCTCGAGTTGTGATCCTTGGCGATGGCATAGCCTTTGCCATTTTCAGCTCGCCATGCCCAGACCGCTTTCTCATCAAGAGGCCCATGTTTGGCCTCAAGTGCCGAATCTTGCAAAGCGCACCAACCACGGTGCAGCGCGGATGCCCGAGCGACAACATCGTCAGCGTCGTTTTTATCCATCGCCTTATCGAATCGAGCGACGGCGCGGTCAAACTTCGCCCGCAGCGAGGGGTCAGCAAGGTCTTGAAGGCGACCCACGCCCCACTTGCTCTCGAGACGCCTTTGGATGGATGCCACACTCTGGAATGCCGACAGGATATTTGCGCTCTTTTGATCCGCTGCCGACAGATTCTGATTGCCCTTATGGAGCGATGCCAAGGCGCGGGCGGTTTCACTTATCGGCATTGGCTCTCTCCGCGTCGATCTCGTCCCAGCACGACCGGCACAAGGGCATCTTCCCTGGAGGGGGAAGTTGTGGTGGAAACTTGGATGCGTGTTGATCTTTCTGACATCTCCGGCATCGCTTCTTATACCCGTAAGGAGAAGACATCATCGGCATGATCTCATCTTGGGAGGCATAACACCGGCCCGACCATAAGGGAGGGCCGAGTGTACGGCCTCCCAATGGGGGGTATGGGGGGAAACCTCCGCAAACCTCCGCAAATTGTGTATTTTTTTTATGCTGTAAAAACAAACACTTACGATGCAATGCCGCAAACACCCGCAAACACCCGCAAATTGATTCATATTTTTTTTTCCGTTTAATATCAATGTCTTACGAAGGTGTGCAAAGTTATCCACAGGGAAGTACGCAAACCTCCGCAAACCGTTTATTATCAATAAGTTACCTATCATCTTCTAGAATCTCTCTTAACTCCTTCGCAGTAAAATATGCTTCACCCATCAGGCTCCCAGACACGTTAAAAGAGAAGTAATCGACCGCTTCCTCACGGTCACACTCGAGCAGTTCCTGAGTGATCTCGATGGCCTTTTCATAGTCCAGTACGAGAAACGTCTCCCACTGTTGAGCTGCCTGACAGAACCTCTCCGCGTGGCCCATAACGGCAGCCTCATAGCCGGTCGGATATCGCATCTCCCTATCCAATGAGCAGCACCGTAATGCCGATCACGATGAGGCCGATCAAGCTGCCCAAGATCATGTCATCGGTTAGCAGCTTCTTACGCATCTGGTGACCCCTCAACCCCACCCACACCGAACAAGCAATGTCGCCACAACATAGAGTGTTTCTTCGCAGGCCGTCTAAAGGGGTGAGAGGTCATATTCATTCGCAGGTCGGGCAAGGCACAGCATCCATTAGGCGTTTCGCCTCACGCCGGATGACTTCCGTGGCCCCTTCGTCCGACAAAAACCGGATCGTTTCCCGAGTGTCCGGCGACATCAGTCGCATCGGGTTTGATGCAACTTGCTGTAATTCTGTCCATTGTTCTTGTTTGTTCATTTTTCAATCTCCAAATCGTTTTAATGTCACCACCCAGCACTTGCGATGGTTGTCTCGGTCACGCCCGAGATACGCATCCTCGAGCCACTTATCGATATGCTCACGGGCCACTTTCATCTTGTATCCATATTCCTTGACGATGTGCTTCGCCAGTGAGTCGCGTGACTGGGCGCCCAGAGGGAACGCCTTGCCCGCTTTCTCCCTTGCCAGAACATCCTCGAAGATCGCGTCTCGGTTTGCTGCGCTGATACGGTTGCTGACCTCACGCGCCATGTCGAAGTCGCCAGTTCGATCCATCAGCAGGCCCGTGTCCTGGCTGCGGACGTAATCCCTGATTTGCAGATCAACAGGGCTGTTGCACTTGACCACTGCTCCCTGCACGAAATCCGCACGGTTTAACCCTTCCTCGATCACACCTTCATCAAGCAGTTGCTGCTCGATGACTTCGAGGTCGTTCTCTGATCCATACCAGAGGCAATATGCCCAACGTGCCTGATCCAGTAAGGACGCGACGCCACGCACACTTTCGCGGGCCTCCCAAACAGTCTTGATCGCGAACGAGCCTGACTTCCTCATGTGGTGCGACCCGATCACAGTCGCCCCTGTCTCGGCAGCAAGGCTCGAGAGCGATCCCATCAACCGCGCAGCCGAGGTCGAGTCGGAGTTGAGATCGGCAGAGACGAAGGGCTGGATCGGGTCAATGACGATCAGTTGAAGGTCTTGGATCGCCTTGCACTGATCCACGAAGTCGTACCATGCCGGTGTCATCGTGGCATCGCCAAACTGCATGGTCATCAAGGTCGGCGCCCCACCGAGGTCAACGACAGGTGGAACAAATAGCCTGCCCGTAGCCCGCTTCAGTGCATCGTCATCACCGAGTGCGCGGACACGCCGATGCAGTTCATCCCTTGAGTCTTCCGCAGCCAAGACCACGGCTGACCCAAAGCGGGCAAGCTCCCCGCCGAGAGCGCGGGGGCTTGTCCATGATTCGGAATCAAAGCGTGTGACCTTGAAAGCCAGGTCGAGCAGCGCGAACGACTTGCCCACGCCACCCAGACTGGCGAAGATCCCTGACACGCCGGCCGGCAGCACTTTGTCAATCAGCCACTGCCTCGCGGGAGGCTCCCCCAAATATCGATTGGTAGACCAGTCGGTGATTTGGAAGTTCAGCCCCTTTACCTCTGGCTCCGCGTCCGGCGTTTCGGGCTCCGCTGCAATGTTCGGCGCAATCCCGTCCAAAGGGATGCCCGCAATTACCCGCAGCGTTCCAAGGTTCGCCCGCTTCAGCCAGTAGGCGATCTTCTGGCGCATGGCTGACTCGCCACGCCCGTCCTGTTCGAGCGACGCGCCCCGCGCTGCCACCTTTCTCTCGTATTGTGGCCACGCTTCATCAAATACCGCGTCCGCAGAGGGAATGCCATGCGTGGCGGTTACGATGTCTCTAATGATCGCGAGTACCGTGTCCACCATGTACGCATCGCGCCCGTCGGTCACGCGATTAAATAGGTCGCGATCGCGCTCCGGCGCTGCCCCGTTACTCTTGGGCGCCGTCGGGGCATCGTCCTGTTCCTCGAGCCGGTCGAGCAGCCAGTCCGGTAGATTGGCAATCGGGTTGGCGACTTCCATCGTGTAAGGCCGACCGCTCTTATGCTGCGAAGGCGCAGCCACCACGAAACCGCCCTCGCCTCTAACGTCAACGCCTGGGCCGAGGATGTTGGTGCCGGTCTTGATCCGCATCCCCTTGGGTGCGTAGAAGAAGTAGTGACGGCCACCGCCTCCGGTGTACGCCATCATCGTATCGGGGAAGTCCTCATTCTCGAGTTGAATCGTTTGCAGAGTATCGTCACCGTCTTTGCCTTCACCGGCATCAACGTCGATCACGACGAGGCCACCGCTGATCTTGCCCGTCACGATCCCGACGTTGTGCTTTTTGAACGGGCCATCAAACCAATATTCGGTATCGTCTTCGCTTGCGCGAACACGTTGATAGCGCAGCCATGAATCGAGGGCTGGGTGCTTGCCTGGAGAGGGACACTTGGCGCCCTGACGGCAAGAGCAAGAGCCGTCTTCTTTAACATAGTGGACAGGGATCGGGTTAAGGCCCAACCCCATATACAGTTCAGCCCACTTCTGCTGCTCACTCGCCAAATTGGCGCTCATTCTTTTTGATAATTTCGTCAAAGTCTTCTTGTAAGTTCTCAGCGCAGGCATTCATAAAAGCAGCGGTGATGAGGTGCATGAATTTCACAGCGGTCTTTTCGTTCGGCTGCGAGAACATCTGCTCCATCGCGATGTTCTCCATCGTTTTGGAGATCTCGGTCAGCAGGTCTACGTCGCCCAGATCGGTGAGCAGATCTTGTGAGTGTTCTTTCGGGAACGCAGCAATGTAAGCAGCGGTCAGAACGATCTTGTCCGGCCAATCAAGGTCGATAAAAATACGGACGCCGTTATCGACATAAAGATTGATTAGCGCCGTAAGCTCTTTTTCTGGCCCGACTTGTGCTTCGGTTTTCCACTCCATGAATTCGGCGATCCACGCAGCCCGCTCTTTGCCAGAAGCAATCTCATACGGCGTTTCAGCGTCTTCGGGGTATGTGTCGTACATCGACCACAACCGCCCGATCATTCTTCGTCCGTGTAGGCTTGGGTTTGCTCTTGCTCAGAGGTGCTTGTCGTGTCAGCTTCGTTGCTTGCCGTGCCACTGCTGCTCCCGCCACCGACTTCCACGCAGCCATGAATGCACATAATGATTGCTAGTCCAATTGCGTAAAACCAACCAAAAAACTTCTTGCCTTCTTCAGTCATCTTCTGCGACCTCATGGGTTAAGTGGAAGCCAGTGCGAACGGTGTGATCTCCGACGGACGTCGAGACATAGGTGGCGCAGCCGGCCATCAAACTCAACACCATTGCCGAGATGAAAAAAACAAAAATAAACTCCCACGAAAACATTTGAGACACCTTTTTCATAAACCATTCCTTTAAGAAAAAAAGGCGCGGAGCCAGGAAATAGGAGAAGAACCTGACCCCGCGCACAATTACACGCCGGTTAGGACGGCGTGGCCACAGGGAGGAGGATTCCCATGGACTTTAGAACTCATCGTCATCATCCGCGTCCGCAGAGTCAGCTTTAGGATTGCTTGTCTCCGGTTTGGCGTGGCCGTTTGCCAGAGCATCCGGCCGGTCAACGAACTTCTTGATAATGTGTTGCGGTATCCGCGTAGACCCCTTGCCGATCTTCACTGGGTTAGAGCCGGTGATCTCGACGACAGGCACACCCTTTTTAAAGTTGGGTTCGGCATCGGCGTAAAGGTCTTGGATAAATTGCATGACCCCAGCCTGATTCGAGCGCAGTTCGCGCACCCCATCTTCGCCAAACAGTTTTTTTGAAAACAGTTTGATCTTGGCAGCGACCTTGAACTCGCCCTCTGTTGGGCGGTCGGTCTTGATGTTGTTCGGCCAAGGTTCCCATTCGGAAATCCCGACACCAAGATACAGCCAGCCCAGCTCTACGTTCTCGATGTCGATGACAACGGGATCGCTGAACTCAAACTCCTGTGGCCCGTCTGGGCCTGACATGAACCAAGCGTTCTCAGTCGGTTTAAAGCGGATGTAGGCAGAACCCTCACCGCCCATTTGCAGATTTAGTGGCATTTTGTAACCCTCATTTTTTTAGCGTCGAGTCTTCGGCCCCGACGTTGCCGTGGCTTGTTAGGCCCGTTCCAGTTCCCCTTCAAGGTGTTTGTTTCCGTTCCAATAGAAGGAGGACGGGTTGTGTGGGACGATTGAAGCGAGAAACTTCGGATCGTCCGAAACTGATAAAAACTTTTCGAGGCGTTTCACCTGCGCCTTGATCTCGGCGAGAGACTGATCGATGTCCTCTGGCTCCAGCCATCGGTAATTCTTCGGCGACACATAAAGAAACTTGACCGGCAGGCCAGTTGCCCGCGCATACACGGCAGCCTGACGGCAGTGCGCTGCCGACATTTTTGTTGGCAGTCGGCCAGTGGTCTTGAGGTCAACGATCTCATTGTCATAAAGAAAATCGAGAAAGCCGATAATCGGCACCGTGCCGTCTTCGCCTTTCTTGAACCGGCATTTGATCTCCACGCGGTTTTGATGCGTCTCGGCTGGCCAGTTCGGATCGCCCAGGGGGCGCAACTGCTCGATAGCCATCTCGACCATGTTCTCGATCACCGGATAAGTCTTTTTGCGCTCCTCGGGTTCGAGGCCGGACATAAGTGCGGTGTTGCTTTCAAAGACCTCGATGGCCCGTGCCTGACAGTCGGCAATCGGCATATCCATGTGGTAAAGGCCACGCGCTACGCCAGATTCAACTGCCTTGCCCCGCTCGGCCGGAACGCCCACGGAGAAGCGTTGCTTAAGTAACTTGCTTACGACCCACGCGCTTGCAGAGTCCATAGCCATGTTGATCTGGCTCGGGCTGAGATGTTCAAGACCGTGTGTTTCAAATCCATTCATTGTCGGGTGTCACTCCTTTTGTCAGATCTACCTGACACATTAACCAAATTTTTTTAGCCACTCCTGGCCAGCTTCCGTAACGCGATATTCAAAGACGCCTTCCGAGGATCGGTTGCCCCGCTGCGAGACGGGCGTCCCGCTGCGCTCGACCAGCCCTTGCCGATAAAGTCGCGACATGAGCGATCCGAAGATGCGCCCATCCGTGCAACTCGTTTTTTTGCGTATCTGTTCTGCGGTCATGGGTTTGCCCTTCTCCAGCATTATTCCGAGGGCCATCTGGGGGCGATAGCCACCCCCTGGCCCCATCATCGCTCCTTCAATCTTGTAACTACCGACCAATTCTCTCTCGGACAATCGTACAAAAGGCGGTCAAGGTCATGGTGATCTTTTCGTCTTCACTTTTTAGTTCGTCAATTAAATCCTGACCGCGCATTTCACACATCCAGTCTTGCCGGTCGAGCCGGTAAAGAAGAACTGGTGCGTCTTCTTTAGCCTGCTGCTTGGCTTGCTCGAACCACTGATTCGAGTACCGCTTGGCCCGCTTCACCTCGAGCGCAAAGCCCGGGATGCCGATCAGATCAACCCCACCATGTGCTGCCTGCTCTTGCCAATTCCGCAGAATCGGCAGACCGATTTCAGATTCGAGAAGTTTCCGGCATTCGTTTTCGCCTGCCCGCCCTTTTCGTCTCTGCATTGACCCCATCTATGTGCGTTCGTGCCCGATAGTGATCTCGACAACAGATTTCTCTTCACCCTGTCGGGTCGGCGGTAGATCTAAACACTTTGATGAGAAAAGCCAGAGCGATTCGTCGAGCATTTTTCTTGCTAGTTGGCGCTGGTGAGTCCGAGGCGCATCGCAAGCAATCATGTTGAGATACCAGCGTTGATGCTTGTCCAACATTAACTCTGGGTCTGATCTGAATTCATACAATTCTTTGTTGATGGCGACTTCTTCTGCAGATCGCCGTTTGGCAATCTGCACAACATTGGCATCCGTTGGTGCCGAAAACTTCATTTTCATTCCTAAGACTCCGTATCAATTTGTTTTTCCTTTGTTTTTGAGTGTTAGAAATTTTTTTAAGGCTGATGTTCAGCGTACCATTGCGGGCATCCGATGGCCCAACCTTCGTGTTCTGCTCGTGTTTCTTCGCCATGCATCTGAAGGTCGATTGACGCGAGGGGCGTCCATCCTTTGATCGCCCTGAGTTGCCACGTTCGACTCCACTGCAAATTGAAAAGTTGTGCGCGGTGGTTGTCGAGATCGCTGCCGATGGGGATGCCCGAGTGCCGATCCCATCTATCTTTCATTTCGCGTGTCGTAAGGTGACCCGCCCAACCCGTCCTTATATCGACATCCGTCGCTCGTCCGATTGCGGTGGTGTTGTGAACGCCAGTGCCGAGCGGTGCGAGTTCGTGATTTTTCGCCCACGCGCCTTTGGCTGTGTGATTCTTGTTGGCCACCATGAATGTAGGAATCTCTTCCATGAGTGGGTTCAAAAATAAATTGTCCATCCTATTTTTATCCTAACTATTTTTTTAAAAACCTTGTGATTTTGAAATCCTCATCCTCTTTTTCAGCAATCACTGAAAGCGAAATAAGGTAAGCAGCGGGTATCGAACTGCGTTCCCTCCACTTTTCAACTCCTCCTTTTCTAATCCTATGCCCATGTTCATTAAGTAGAAGCGTCAATTTGGAGACACCGCCAAAATGGTCGATGACCTGTTTGACATTAATTTTTTGAATCGGAGGCATAGGTTCGATGAACAAGAGTAGTAGGACCTACGTTTTGGGTCAAGCATTTTTTTTGTCAGCATCGATTGACAAAATGTAGGGCCGTCACACAAAATAGCCATTCAAACCGGCGGGCTATGTCCCACCGGCACTATGCACTAGGAAGATGCACTAAGAATATAAAAACAGGAGACAAAAAACAGTGACCCCCAAAAAACCGCCAGTAACTCCACTCCCTCTCGAGGACGCGGAAGCAATGACGCATCTGACAAAAGAGCAGTTCGGGAGAAAGCTGTATGAGCTGATGTCCAGTCGAGGATGGAACCAATCAGACCTGGCCCGCAGAGCGGGGATGAATCGCGACAACATTAGTCAGTATGTGCGAGGACGCACCTACCCGACCCCCAAGTTCCTTGCCAAACTCGCAAAGGTCTTTGAAATGGCGCCAGAGTCACTGCTGCCGAACTACTACGAAGATGCTGTCGAGCGCAGCGCCCCTGCCTTTGAGTACCGCGAGATCCCAGGCGACCCAAAGCACTGCTGGATCAGAATCAACAAGCGTGTCTTGAAGAAGAACGCGACCAAGATCATCGACCTTTCAAACGAAACTTGAAACTCATTTCGCAGTCTGATGCTGCTGCGCGTCTCGGTGTGTCGGATAAAACGATCTACAGGCTGAGAAAAGACGGCATCTTGAAATCCATGCGCGCGGGGAAAGGTCGAGCCCGGGTGATGATCGTGGAGAAATCACTTATCGACTACATGGAGCAAAACATATGGCAAAACGTCAAAGCCAACCGTGGCTCAAGCAGCACGGGAACGGCATCTGGTATGTCCACCACTCGGGGGGTAAGCGTGAGTCTTTGGGAGAGACGGATGCGAAAGAGGCTGAGATCGCGTTTGGGCGCTGGTTGAGCCTAAAGAATCAGATCGAGACTCTTGAGTCGATGCCCCTGATGACCGAAATCCTGAAGGTGTACCAAGATCAGCGGGTTTATGGCGAACGTGAAGATGGTACGCCATTCGTTTTTGATCGTAATCGAGTGGACGTCATCATTAAACACGGGCTTGAGTTCTTTAGAGGGGTGCGTGTCAACGAGATCGACAACGCCTGCATAAAAAAATATTCGGCATCTCGTCGGGCCGGCAAGGTCGGTAAGAAAGCGGGGCCAGGCACGATCCGAAAAGAGCTGGGATGTTTTTCTGCTGCCTGTAACTGGATGGTGAAGAATGCGGAGCCCACTTCGATAAGGATGTCGCCGTCGCTGGTGCCACCTTTCAACGTGATGAAGCCCGCATCGCCACCGGCAAAAGATCGCGTGATCTATGAGGACGAGATGGACAAGATGCTGTTGGATGCCCGCAAGCAGCGGGAGTTGAGAAAGCTGGGTCGGCTGCCTCGCATCGAGCGTTTTCTTTGGATGGCGTTTGAAACCGGAGCCCGGGGTCGGGTCATTGAACAACTGCCGTGGTCGCAGATAAACTTTGAGCAGAGGATGATCGACTTTCAACCCAAGGGTCGCGCTAAGACAAAAAAGCGCAATCCGAAGGTGCCGATCTCAAACGCTCTAATGCCGATCCTCGAGCAGGCATACGCAGAGCGCCGGTCTGACTGGTACATGGACAGTAAGGCTTCGCTTCGCTCGGCGTTCCAGAGCTTCTGCGATAGATGGGGTTATGAAGATGTCACGAAGCATACACTTAGGCACTCGTTCATCACGCAAAAGGTGATGGCCGGTGTGCCATTGACTGAGGTCGCTGCGACAGTCGGAGATCACGTTCAAACCATCATCGACAACTACCTGCATTTGGCTCCAGAGCATCTAATGGATGCCGTCAATGCGCGTTTGTCAGAACCGAAAAGGGACAGCGATTTTGTCACTGATCTTGTCGGTTAAGCGACAAATTGTTACTCATTTTGTCTGGACTAGACCACACAAGACCAGACAGAAATATTTTTCCTAATTAGAAAACCTACTATTTCAGTCTATTTCGACTGACATAATTTCCTACACTGAGTCTTCGGGAGGCAGAAGTCGGAGGTTCAAATCCTCTCACCCCGACCAGTTTTAGCCCTGTAATTTCAACGAGTTACGGGGCTTTTTCTTTTTTTTGTCAGTTGTCAGTTCTGGCATTTTGTCGCTTATTTTGTCGCTTATTCTCAAATCCATCGAGATCACTCTCGAAGATTCCCCAGTTCTCTCTATATATAGCCCACTGACTTTGCCTCGGCAGCGCCCTCAGTTTTATGGTCGTTCGATCCGCAGCCTCGACCCTTGGAATGATGAAAAAGATTCGCTCGGGGATCATGTAAAGCGCAAAGACATCGACCTCTGAATATTTTGTCTTGTTTTTCCCGCGACGAATCACATAGGTGTAGACATCTTTCAGCGGATTCGCAGATGACTTGACCTGGACTCGGTAGAGGCGATCCCCGCCAGCAGTGAGCAGCAGATCGAATTGCTCGTTGTCACCAAGTGGCTGGGCCACCTTGTAGCCGTGACGCATGGCCTCCGCAGAGAAGGCCAGCTCTCCAATGACCCCAGTATCCTTCTCGCTAATCAGTTGGGCCACAGAAAAATATTGTGCGGATCTACCGCCCGCAGATCATTCTCGACAATCTCGACGGCGCGATCCCGTGGGATACCGGCTTCGGTCAGCATTTTTAAAATCTTGTCGATGTTGTAGATGATCCCTTCTTCGGGATCTTCATCCACAAAGCCGATCACTGCCTCACCAAGCGTCTGGCTGAGATCGTCGAGGTTGAGATTGGCTCGAAACTCCGTTATGTCAATGACCATTTCCTAAAAATTGTATCTGGACTGTCCTCGCCCAGCTTTAGAGTCCGACTTGCCATCTTCTCCGGCAATGCTGTCTGCCAGAAACCCTTTGACCGTTCCTGACGTCGCAAACATAGCGCCAACGCCCATCAGGAGTGCGGTAACTGGCGCGACCGCAATTGACGTTAGACCTACCAGAAGCAGAGGAAGAACCAGCAGCTCATAGGATGCAATGACCCTAGCCCGTTCAGCGGTGTTGGTTTTTTCAGAATTACGCATAAGACTGTAACCGGCCCTCTCTATACCCTCAGTCCAATAGGTTCCCGTCGGGCCACCGCCAGTGTATGTAGTGATCGATCTTCGATAACGCATCTGCCGGATCATGTTGTACCAAGGATCAAATGCGCCAATGAATCCTGTTCGGTTCCATGCCAGTTCCATCAAATACTTGATGGGGAAACCATCGGCTTCTTTTTCTTCTTCATCCCATCGGTCTTGTCCAAAAATTGCCTCTCTTATAATCGTCGTTAATAGAACAGACAGGTAGTACATCGAGACGGCCGTCACCAGTCTTCGGCTTGCAAACCTGCCGGCTTTCGCGGTCGCTTTCGCTCGTCCCTTGAAACGACCGCCTGCTGTTTCTTGAACAGACGCACGACGATATTCCGCTTTGATCTGGTTAATCATGCGTATCGTCACGTTGCGCTGGAACTTATAAGAGAACGACGTAATCCCGAGCGCAAACTGGCCGTAGGTGTAACGCTGCCAATACGGTCGATCTCCTTTTGTGGGCTCTTGCACGACCAGTCTGGTCTGCTGAAACAAGGCCATCTGGTAGACCTTGCCCAAATCTGTCTCTGCAATCGCCTCCATTGACGGCTTTCCGTCGTGTTCCAAGATCCATTTAGTGAACGCTGGTATGTCTCTCGTCGGCACTCCAACGTCCCGCAGCGTGTCCTCAATCGCATCTTTGGCCATTGGCGCATTTTTCACCTTGCCCTCGTACTGCAAGGCAAGATCGTGAAGCGTCAACTGCATAACGGGTACTAGAGACTGCCATTGCTTATGAGTCAGTTGAGTCAGTTGAGTTGCCTGGAAGAACCTTTGCAACATTCTTCCAAACTTTGGATCATCGGCAAACGTCCCGCCCAACCTCTCCATGTGGACGTTCTCGACCTGCGGATCTCCGATAATTCCAATGAGCTGCCCGATCATCAACATCTCATGGGCGTTATCACGGCTTACTATGCTTCTAAGCAGCGACCCCCAGCTTTTTGCAGAGTCCATCATTTTCCCGGTGATGACTCCGACAACGGTATGCTCTGGAACACTTGATAAGACGGCCCTTGGTAGTCTGGCCATCAGACCTATTGTGTGAGCGTACCCAAGCGCATTCCGTAGATTGGGAGACAGTTGAGACGCGCTATGATGCAAACGTCCAGTATCGTAATCCAGAATCTCCGATGCTTGTTTCCGAATCTCTGGCGGTAACGCCTTTATGAGCTTGTCTCTTGCATTGCCTTTTCCGAACCGCTGACGGTAGGTAATCGCTAACGCTGCACTTGTCATATAGGTATAGATCACTTCCAATGGATCATTCTGATACCACTTCTCCATGATCGTGTCGGCTTCGGGCGGTAGCGTTCGTTTCCCTTTCCATTTGGGGTATCCATGACGACCCCCAACGGCCCGCTCGAGGCCGTGGCTTGGGCCATTTACAATCGCCTCTGCGAGAGAAGTCGCCTCCACCTGAGACAAGGCATCCCGAATCATTGGGTAGAGTTTGTCTAAATTTTTCTCGATCTTTTGCTCGAGTTCTCTTACTTCTCGATCAGCCTCAATATCTTCCTTGGCTTTTTCTTCAAGAATCTGCTCACGCAGAATCTGATTTTTAATCTCAATCTTGGCGCGAATGTTTCCTATTTTTGTTACTAACTCCATCGCTGAATCAAGTTGTTCCATGCTATCCAGTTCGTCTTGAACACGAACATCGTCTGCAATTTGCAGCAAAGTGCTTTCTATATTTTTATCGTCTCGTCGATGGACGTACTTCTCAAAATTTAGTTTGTACGTTTTGAAGGCGTCCTTAATAAAGCCCTCAACGTCTTGCAGAATGATTGGCGCATCCCAACTGCGAGTGAGGTGACCTGACTTGGCGTAGTTCAGAGGAATCCCGCTGTTATTGACGTCGTACCAAACTTGGTCGAGGAATGCTCTGATTTCCTTGCCCGCCTCTATAAATCTTCTCGGTATTCCAGTGGTGTCTGGATCAACTTCGGCATCCTCGTTGTACCAGTCAATCATCTCCTTGTTGCCTGATTGTGCGATCTGGCTGGTTAAGACCCGACGCAACATCAGGCTTTCTTCTTTTGAAAGATTTATAAGATTGAACTTGTTGACGATATTTCCAAATCGAGAACTGTATTGGTTGTTCAGTTTCCTATTTGCAAGATGAAACGGCCCTCCCTCGAACTGCTCTCTGCCTGTTCCTGGCAGCTCATATAACCGTTTGATAATTTCTGTTATCGCTCGGTTACCGGGGTATCTCTTTTCCCAGGTCAAGAATAGTCCGCGTTCGCTTTTGACGATCTGACCTCCGGCGTCCCAGATTTTTCTGGCGATTCGTGATGCTGCATTCCCGCCTTCACTCATCGGCCTTTCTGCTTTCTCTCTTTTATACTTTTTTAGTGAATCTCTAAAAAAGTTCACTTCGCGCAAGAAAAACTGGCGAATACCTTGGCGGGATCGTTTTGGCGCATCCTGATACCACAGACGGGTATTGAGCATATCGGCATCGCCAGCCAACTGGGGGGGGCCGTCGCCGGATTGGCCAATAAGCGTGTCGTGCCGGATCGTTTCAAACAGATTATCGAGCGCAGCAAAAATAGCGATCCTGTCAGCTTCTTTTGGAAACGTCATTCTCAGACGTTGGTCAAGTTGATCTAAGTACGCCTCATCACCCTTGTTCAATCCATCAGCAACCGTATCGCCCGCAATTTGTGCCTGCTGCCGTATTTTCCTAGCGACGTAAGCCTCGCCTGCTCTCGCGAACATTTCTGTTGGATACAGCCAGTAAGCGTTTGGCGAGAAGGCTTGACTGGATCGGTAGTATTTCGAGCGCACATCGCCTTTCTTGGATTTGCCCTGAGTCGATGCCCCGCTTCTAAGGTTCCGTAGTTGTTTTGTTAGTCTGGCTCGATTGGCAGAGTCTGGTTTTGTCCTTTCGAGTTTTGATTCAACTTCTTTTATCTTGGCAGCGAGTTCAGCTTGATCGAAAAACATTGCTTTAACGACCCGAGCGAACGCTTGTTTAACCGAATCCGGTGCTGCACTTGAAAAAGCGTTAGTGTCGCCGAGATCTCTAATTAACGCTGACAGGCCATGAGCGGGTTGCGTCCCAAATTTCCCCAAAAGATAAAAATCAAGAGCGTGGAACCATTCATGGGCAAATGAGTTAGACATTTGCGGAAGCTCAATAGCAGGCCCGCCCGGAGGGTCTTTTTCGATATTTTCTGGCGCTCGTTTCTGCGTTGCGCCGTCTGGATCGTAACGGCCTAAATAGCGTTTACCCCGTCCCTCGAAAAGTAGTCCTAGCGTGTCCTCAAGACCGATTGCTTTTGCCGGCAATTCCAAGGCAGCAGACATTTGCGTAAGAGCCTTGAAAAGATTGAGGGCATGATCTGTAACTTTTTTAGGGCTTGCCCTGTCATCCGTCTCGACCCATGCAAAGCCAAACATCTCCCGCATACCTTTAATGGCCAGATTGAATTGGTTTGCTATAGGACGGTTTTCTGCAAGCGCGGGGTCGAGCCCAAGAAATGTGAACAAATCTCGGAATACGCTTGGGCCACGCATAAAAGAAACTTTGTTGAAAATCTGGTCTGTTCTCGAGCCGTCGATCCGCGTATCTGCTTCTGGATCTTCAATCCGATCTTCTTGTTTGCCTTTGGTCGCTGCCTTCTTTTTGGTCGCTGCTTTTTTCCCTTTGCCGGCATTTATTTGCCGACCTTCTTCTAACGTCTTATCGTAAAGATCGCTCCATTCCTGGATGCCTGCTTTAGCGTCCACAAACGTCTTGAACAATCTTCCAATATAGGACTCTCTGAGATTTTTACTTGCCTCGCTTAGAGTTCTGACAGTGTTTACATTTAGATCTCCACCAACATACATAATTTTGTAACCAGTTCTCGGCCAATTACTGGCATCCTTCTCCCGTTTAGTTTTTGGCGACCACTTGGTTCTTAAAATTTTCCAATCACCATCTTCGGAAACCCAAGTATCTGGTTTAGAGCTGCGCCAGAAATTAATCTCTTTGGCCGATTGTGGCGCTACCTTCTTTTTTGCCACTGCCTTCTTGGCCGGCTTTAGGGTCATCGCTCTAACACTGGCTTCGCTGGCGACGTAGCCATCAGTGTGCCATCTCCTAAAACCGTTTATGTCTGTTGCAGTAATCTTTTGATTGCCAAACGGAACTTCAATCGTGAAGTTTTCTACCCCTTCGCTTCTTCGTTTCAGCAGCTCTTTAGTTAAAACGTCAAACGCTTCTTTGCCAGACTTTAATGGCGGGCCATCGTAAAACTGTTGTGGGGTAAACATTTT